AGCCAGCCTTGGCACCATGGAACCGTGGTCCGTCGTCGCTGAATACCCCTACACCGGCGAACCCTTCGGTCTCGTCTTCAATGACGACTCCACCATGGCTGAAGCTGAATACATCGCTCGTCAACTCCTCGCCACCTATCGCCTCACAGGCCTCTACCTCCCTACCGCCGCTCAAGACAACACTGAAGGCAACTACCTCTTTATCTTCACCGTTTCACCCGAAACCCTCCCTCGCATGGCCACCATCTGGGCCTTTGATGCTCAAGACGCTGAACTGCGCCTTGAAGTCCTAGCCTCAGATGGCACCCTCTTCATGCCCTCCCCCGGTTAAACTCCGGCCATGGCTAAAGAGCGCGGACACTACAAACTCAACGCCAACTTGATTGAAAAGGCAGCAAGACTTGCTGCCTTGGGTTGGTCTCAGCGCAACATCGCTGAAGCTTGTGGTGTTGATGATTCCACCTTTCGCATGTGGATCTCTAATGCCGACACTGCGGAGGCCACTGAACTTGAATCCGCGCTTTTAGCGGCTATTCAAGAGGCTGCCGTAGCAGGTGAAGAAGCCTTGGCCGCCAAAATCGCTAACGGCGACACACGCGACGCTCAATGGCTTCTCACTCACTCCGCTCGCTGGCGTGATCGCTGGTCAGACGCAGCCGCCACACGACGCGAAGTGCTCAATACCCTCACCACCGTTGTCCAAGTCATTCAGCAGTCCGATCTGACACCCGAGCAGCAAGATCAACTCCTGCTCCGCATGCAGGCGGCTGGTCTTGGCGCTCTCGCTTGATCCCCTCAGCGCAGCACGCGCTCAGATCCAGCTAGGACGCAGTGCTGGTCCTGTCGTGCGTGACAGCAATGCCCTCCTCGCTCGCATCTACAGCGACCTGCACCCCAAGCAGCAGGCCTTCATCGACGACACCGATCACAAGATCGTTGCCCTCTGCGCTGGTTACGGCTCAGGTAAAACACGTGCCCTAGCTGCCAAGGCCGTCAACCTCGCCATCGCTAATCAGGGCTTTATAGGTTGCGTCATGGAACCAACCGGCCCACTGATCCGCGACATCTGGCAAAACGACTTCGACGACTTCCTAGAGGCCTACGACATCCCCTACACCTTCAGGGCCTCACCGCTCCCGGAATACATCCTGCACCTACCCGGCGGTGACACCAAGATCCTGTGCCGCTCCTTCGAGAACTGGACACGCCTCATCGGTCTCAACCTTGCCTGGTGTCTCGCGGACGAGGTGGACACCGTAAATAAGACGCTGGCGCAAAAGGCATTCACCAAGATCCTTGGCCGCCTGCGCTCCGGTAACACTCGCCAGTTCGCCGCAGCCTCTACACCCGAGGGCTATAGCTGGCTGTACCAGAACTTCGGCACTGAAGAAGCCCTAGCGCGTGATGATCGGCATCTGATCAGGATGCGCACCTACGACAACCCGCACCTGCCGCCGGATTTCATCGAGACCCTCAAGGCCAACTACGACCCCAGCCTGCTGCTGGCCTACCTCGAAGGCCAATGGGTCAACCTCACCACCGGTCAGGTCTACGACCGCTTCAGCCGCGACAAGCACGTCCAACCGACCAGCTGGGATCCCGACGAGACGATCCTGCTTGGCGTTGACTTCAACGTCGGCAATATGTCCGGCATCCTCGCTGTCCGACGTGGCAACACACTCCACGTCTTTGATGAGATCAGCGGTGCCCATGACACTGACAGCCTTGCGCAAGAGGTGCGCCGCCGTTACGGCAAAGCCCGGATCCTTGGCTACCCCGATGCTTCCGGCGCAGCCCGCAGCACCAATAGCTCACGCAGCGATGTAGCCATCCTTGAGGCCTACGACATCAACAACATGGCCCCAAAGGCCAACCCGCCGGTGCGAGACCGTATCGCAGCGGTGCAAGCCCTACTAGAGAACGGCAATGGCGATGTGCGCCTGTTCGTCGATCCAAGGTGCAAGCGCACTATCGAGTGCCTGGAGCTGCAGAGCTACAACGACAAAGGTGATCCCGACAAAGAAGCGGGTTTCGACCACATGAACGACGCCCTGGGCTACATCGTTCACCGTTGCTTTGAAGTCGGACGTGCCACTAGCGGCAAGGCGGTGCGTGGCCTACGGCTGTACTGACTGGAAACCTAGATAAGATTATCTCTAAATGTGGCGCGTACATATAAAAGGGATGCACTGGGCCGCTTTGCCGGTGGTGGCGGTGGTGGGGGGCGTAAAAGCACAGCATCAGCCGTTGTCAAAGGCAAAGGCACTCTGGCCGCTCGATCTAGCCTGCGCCGCAGTCAAGCCAAAGCAGCTTCCTCTCCTAGTCCTGCGCAACGCGGTGCAGTCACTAGAGGCCGCAACAAGCTCGCCGTTGCAAAAGCTGCTAGTCGTACAAGGCTTTCTGCGGTGTCAGGTCGATTCCGTTCAAGCCGCCGCCGACAACCGCCTAATGCAGCGCCTGTTACCAACATTCGCTCAACAGGTGGTCTAAAACGCAGTGCGCCAGCCAACAAGATCAGCAGCACAAAACGGCCAAGAAAAGCACCGCTGCTAACACGAAGCAATGCAATCCGCAGCTATACCCCGCGCACTGATTCCGGCGTAGTAGCTAAGGCTGCAAGACGACTTAAGTCGGCAGCAAAAGCACCGCCTGGGCTCAAGCAGCGTGTTAGAAACGTGTTAGATGAAAGCAAAAAGCTAGTAGACAAAATGGATAGACGACAGGCTCGGGCAATAGCCAATCGCTCAGAAACAGGAATTCAGGGACGCCTTGCCGGAATCTATCTTCGCGGCAGCAGTGGTTTAATCAATCGCAACGCACGCAAGATCATTCAACGCCGTGCGCAACGTGCAGCTGATGCAGCATCACGCGGCAGCCAGCCTGCTCGTCGTGCGCAAAAGATTTACGCCAATCAGTTAGCATTCATGGGCACGGGCAAAGCAAAAACTGCCAAAAGCAACATTCGTCCAGGTCCGCGCAATACTCAAGGCCCGCCCAAGCGGCGCCGCACTCGCAAGCCAAAATCCAATGGATGAGTTCATGTCCAAGCTTTATGAGCTTATTGATGAACACGAAATTCAAACTGTTGAGTTGATAGGCGTGTTGGAATTGGTCAAGGCTGGGCTGATTAACGCAGCTTTGGCAGAGGCGGAGGCTGCAGAGTGACCGCCACAGCAACCGGTCGTCTGCTCAAGCCTGTGCTTGGCGTCCCAAGTATCTACAAGGTGATTGAGGTTAATTCTGTCGGCACCGTGCGCACACTCATTTGTGTTGCAAAGGGGTCTACCGCTGCGCGGTCTGCGGCTGTACTGACTTGCGCTAGTCGTTCCGCGTAGGCTAGTCTTCGTTCAGGCCACAAGCCGGATAGCGCGCCCCGGATTCTCCGCTGACGAGACAAGATCCCAGCCAGCTTGGCCCCTGCGCTGCGAGCACGGGGCACCCCTTTCATCATTGGCCGCGCCACCAGCGGTAAAGCTGTTCGCGGGTTGCGCCTCTACTGACTTGCGCTAGTCGCTCCACATAGGCTAGGCTTCACTCGGTTAGTTGAACCCGGTGGTCTCTTCGGATGCCCCGGCGGCTTCTAACCACCCCATTTCATCACTGCCATGACAACCACCCTCGCGTGGGTGGCGGTGATCCTGCTCTTCCCGCTCATCCTCCTGCTCTGGGTTACCGAGTCCCAGCAGCAGCGCATCCGCCGTCTGCACGCTGCAGGCCTGAGCCAGACCAAGATCGCCAGCCGCCTCAACCTCTCCCGCTACACCGTTCGTAAGGCGTTGATCTCCACTTAACGCCGGAAACCTAGAGTTAAAAGAGCCGGTGCATACCCTCGCTGCGACCACCAATCTGAACCTTGCCTTGACCACCATCAAGGATCTGCAGGTTCACGATCCTGGGATTCCGTGGTTGCGCATGGAACCCCGCTGGCGCCTGATTGAGCAGCTCAGCCTTGGCACCCTCGGCATGCAAGCGGCCGGCCGCCGGTATCTGCCACAGGAACCCAAGGAAGACGACGAGAGCTATCAGGCACGCTTGGCCCGTTCGGTCTGTCCGCCCTACACGCTGCGTCTAGAGCAGATGCTGGCCGGCATGCTCACCCGCAAGCCAGTACGTCTGGACAACGTGCCTGATGTCATCCAGGAGCACCTCTACGACGTGGATCTGAGCGGTGCAGATCTCAACGTCTACCTGCAGGATCTGGCGCGGAAGTGCATCCGCTACGGCCACGTCGGTGTGCTCGTGGACTTCCCCCGTGGTGACGAAGGCGATGATTCACCTGTCACGGACTTCAGCCGCCCCTATTGGGTCAGCTACACGCCCCGCGACATCCTCGGCTGGCGCAGCGATGTGGTGAACGGCAGCCAGCAGCTGACGCAACTGCGCCTGCGCGAGCAGGTCATCGTGCCCTACGGCGAGTTCGGTGAAGAACTCGTGGAGCAGATTCGCGTGCTCGAAATCGGCCGCTTCCGTCTCTACCGCAAGCAGGCATCCAAGAACCGCGACTGGGAGCTGATCTCCGAAGGCACCACCACTCTTGATCAAATCCCCTTTGCGGTGGCCTATGCCAACCGCACTGGCATCCTCGAATCCACCCCGCCTCTAGAGGAAGTCGCCTGGCTAAACCTCAAGGCCTACCGCTGCGAATCCGATCAGGCCAACATCCTCCACGTCGCCGCTGTCCCCCGATACAACCTCTTCGGCGTGCCCGCAGAGGTGGATGAGCTAGAGGCTGGCCCTAACTCGGCCATGGCCTTCCCTGTGGATGCCCGCGCTGAGTTCACCGAACCCACCGGCACCAGTTATCAAGCCCGCTTCACTGAACTGGATCGCATTGAGAAGCAGATCGCCGAACTTGGCCTCGCTGCTGTGCTCGGTCAGAACATGACCAACCAAGCTGCCGAATCCAAGGCCATTGAACGCAGCCAAGGTGATGCTGCCCTGCAAGCGGTTGCTATCGGCCTACAGAACCTGATCGACAGCTGCCTGCAATTCCACGCCGCCTACCTGAACCTGCCTACTTCCGGCAGCAGCATGGTGAACAACGACTTCGTGGCTCGCATGCTGGAGCCCGCTCACGTCGCTGAGCTGATCAAGCTGCGCATGAACGGCGACATCACCCAAGAAACGCTGCTAATCCAGCTAGCAGATGGCGAGTGGCTTTACGACGACTTCAACGTCGATGGCGAGATCGAAGCCACGCAAGCCCAGCAAGCACAGCGCCTTGACGCACAAGCCGCACAGCTTGATGCCAACCTTCAGCAGCTGAATTGAACCGCTAGCGAGCGCTAGTTATACTTTGAGCGATACATCGTTTGTTGCTGTTTTGTCTGACGATCTCGATCAGCAAGAGTCACCGAGTCAATCCTCGGCTGATGCTTCTGCGCTGCAGTCGAAGATTGAGTCCCTGATCCAGCACAACCAAAAGCTGGAGCGCCAACTCGGCCAGGCCAAAGACAAGCTGCGGGCGCTGCCTGAGGGTGTGGACGTTGATGGCTTGATCCGGTTCAAGCAGGAACACGAGCAGGCGCAACTGGAGCAACAGGGCAAATACGCCGAAGCACGGCAAGCCCTTGAAGCACAGTTCCGTGAGCGTGAAGCGCAACTGCAGCAGCGCCTTGAATCGCTTGAAGCAGAGAACCGCGAGCTGAAGCTGATTGCACCCGCTGTCGCTGCCTTGGCCGACACGGTGCATGACCCCGATGAGGTGATTCGCCTGAAGCTCAAGCCCGAGCAGATCGAACGCGAAGCTGATGGCACCGTTGTGGTGGTGGATGGCTATCAGCGCACGCCCATTGGTGATTGGGCACGCTCCAGCCTGCCGCAATACCGCCTCAAAGCACCCAAACCGCAAGGCACCGGCGCACCCGTTGGGCGCAGTGGTGGCGGTGGTGAACTACCAGCTGGCAGCAAGAACCCCTTTAGTCGGGAGCACTACAACCTCACCGAACAGGCTCGCATCTACAAGACAGATCCGGAGTTGTACGCACGTCTTAAAGCCGCTGCTGGTAAGTAACACGCAGCGGAATACTTAGAGGTAACGGGTAGCTGTTGGCGCCCTGAATGGCTGTTGGCCGCCTTTGTAAACCCCTAACCTGGAGAACACCATGGCTGCCACTGTGCGGTCTGATGTGGTCATCCCCGAGATTTTTACCCCCTATCTCGAAGAGGCCACTACCCTTCAAAACGCTTTCATCGCTTCTGGCGTTGTGCAGCCCCTCGCTGCCCTCAACGGTGGTGATGGTGGCGACTACATCAATGTCCCCTTCTGGGATGCCAACCTGAGCGGCGATGCTGAAGTCCTGAGCGACTCCGGCAGCCTCACTCCTGGCGCTATCACCGCTGACAAGCAGCGCGGTGTGTTCCTGCATAGGGGACGTGCTTGGGGAGTTCGTGAATTGGCCAAGCTGGCATCTGGGGATGACCCGATGCAGGCCATCGGCAACAAGGTTGCTTCCTACATCGCTCACCAACAGCAAAAAGATCTGCTGGCCACCCTCGCTGGTGTGTTCGGTGCTGTCGGTTCCGCTAACACCGGTGCTGCCTTCATCGACCTGACCTTTGATGCCGGTGGTTCGGGTGAAACTGCCCTGAGCCCCCGTCACGTGGCCAAGGCTCGCGCACTCCTGGGCGATCAGGGCGAGAAGCTGTCTGCAGTTTGCATGCACAGCGCCGTTTTCTATGACTTAGTTGAGCGTCGCGCTATTGATTACGTGACTGCAGCAGAGGCTCGTCAGACCGCTCTGGGCACTGCTGAGGATGCCTTCGGTGGCAGCGTCGCTGGCGCTTACACCGCTGATTCGAGCATCCCCTTCTATATGGGAATGCGAGTCATCGTCAGTGACGATGTGCAGACCTCTGGCTCTGGCGGCTCGAAGAAATATGCAACTTATTTCTTCACCCCGGGTGCAGTCGGTTCCGGTGAAGTCCAGGGCCTCAAGACTGAGGTAGATCGCGACATCCTCGCGCTGGCTGACTACATGGCCGTGTCCTGGCACAACTGCTACCACCCCATGGGTGCGCAGTATCAAACTGCCGGCGGCGCTAACCCCAGTCAGGCCACTCTCGCCACCATCACCAACTGGTCGAAGGTGTACGAGACCAAGAACATCGGTATCGTTCGCGGCACCGTTACTTCTAACTTCGACTGAGGTTGAACGATGGGACTAACAGGTTTCAACC